GAGCAGCGCCGTGAGGCCAATCTTGATGCGCGACTGCTGCATGGAGAACAGACAATCGACAAGAAAGGTCGGATTTCCGGCGACTTGTCCTTGACCAAAACATTAGGTTTCCGCTGGTCGGCGGTCAACAATCTGTTTGCCAAGGCCGGCGATATTGGAGTCGATGAATACAACGCCGCCCGAGCATTGGACGAAGACAACGCCGAGCGGGAAATGCGGCAGTTTGTGTGGTGCCTGCCCTACGAGCCGCAGATATGGGACGAGACGCCGCTGGACCCGCGAGAACTGAAGCGACGTTTTGGGGCAAGTCCGAAGGGCGAAGTGCCGGAGGCCGCCGAACATCTGACAGTGGGTGTAGACCTCGGCAAGCGGGTCGGCTATTGGGTCGTGTTAGCCTGGCTGCCGGGCGGTTCCGGGCACGTCGTCGATTATGGCACGATGGAAGTGCCGAGCGACGACCTTGGAGTGGAGAAGGCGTTGTTGGCGGCTTTGCGCGATTTTGGTGACCGAGTGGAGACAGGTTGGAGTTGGGCGGGGCATAAGGAACGTTTCGTGCCGGAGCAAGTCTGGTTTGATGCGAGATATCAGGGCGAGGGCTCTACGTTCGTGGTCTATGGTTTTTGCCGTGAGGCGGGCAAGCGATACCGGCCTGCACTTGGTCATGGAGCGGGCCAGCAATACTCGCAACGATATCATCGACCTCGCAAGACAGGCGGCCAGGTGAAACTGGTCGCCGACGGATATCATATCGTGTGGCTGCCAAAACACCGCTGTTTCTGCATCGAGTTGGATGCGGATTACTGGAAGAGCCGACTACACGAGCGGCTCGCCATGCCGGTAGATCGTGCGGGGGCAGTTACGCTCTACCACGGTTCGACGAACGAACACACCACGCTCTGCAAGCAGTTGACCGCCGAGAAGCCAACGGAAGAGTTTGTGGCCGGGAAAGGGCTGGTGCGAAAATGGATTCGGCTTTCACGCTCGAATCACTATCTGGACGCCACCAGCTACGCGACCGCAGCCGGTCACTTATGTGGTGTGAGGATTGTCGAGGGGGATTTGCCGAACCAGCCGGCCGCGGCGGAACGGATTGCTCGCCGGACATTGCGAATGCCCGATGGCCGGCCGTACCTAATAACCGAACGGAGTTAAAATGTCGAGAAAACGCAAATCTGCCAATGGTCAAACACAGTCGGCGGAGTCCCCGCCGCTCGAATTGCCCGATGCGATTATTGATCGGCAAGTCAGAGTGACAAGCGAAGCCAAGCCGGCCGGTTCGAGCAAAACGGAACGGATAACACTCTCGGTCCCGTTGGCCGAAGTGGCGGAAGGCGGCTATATCTCCCAACACGTCGAATGTCGCCTGACCGATCAAGAGGGCCTTGCGCTGAAACGGCTCAGGCAGGCTCTTATCAACGAGCATGAGCGCGTCCCGGATGCGCGAGTACCCGGCGGTCGGCCCGTCTCCTATCTGGCGGACGCGGTGCGGTGGCTCTTGCGGCAGCTTGACGGAGACGCGCGATAGCATGGCGAAGAAAAAACCAGTAGCGAAGAAAACAGGCGAGTATCCGTGGATTGCGGCGTCGCTCCGACCGCTAGCGGTGCCGGTGCAGCGGATCAAGGTGGACCCGCGCAATGCGCGAAAGCACGACGAGGATAATCTGAAGTCGATCGCGGCCAGCTTGCAAAAGTTTGGTCAGCGGGTGCCGCTGGTGGTGAACGAAACCACCGGCCTGATAGAGAAGGGCAACGGGACTTTCCAAGCGGCACAACAGCTAGGCCGCATGTGCTACGGGATCGAAATATCACCCGGATATTGTGGAGTTACTCTTGAGCGGATGAAAGGAATGGGCCTCACGCCGAGGCTTGTCGAGAACGATGCCAAAGTGTAATCGAACACGACCGACACCGACCGCCCTTGCCGCGTCCCGTTGTAGCCGCGCCGGGCTTTCGCCGCAATTGACAGCCATCTAACGGCCGAATTCTCGGTCGTTTCACCGACTATCCGGACTATCCGGACTATCCGGTCACGGATGATCTGGCATTTGCCCGCCTTTTCTGTCAAACCTGGGCGTATGAGTACGCTCAGTTCTAGCTCCACGTTGGCCGAGGTCCAGGCCGCATACGACGACAACGCTTCCTACGCGGAAGACGAGTCGGCCAGCAAGGCGGCCGCCTTTATCACCGCCTGCCGGATTCTCTTGCGCCGCGTGGCCAAGCGGGCTGCGCACGGTGGGCGAGGGGCGAACGAAGTGGAGCACGATCCAGGTTTGCTGCGCGCCGAAATGCGAGAGGCAATCCAATACGTAGCCAGCGCGGGCCAGCGCGGCCCCGCGATAAAACATCCGAGCATGGAATACTTCCGCGGCTGACATCATGGTTCGTCGGAACACTAACAATGCCGAAGACCGTAGCTTGGCCGAAACGTTCGCCGGCCTGAAGTCGGATTATCAAGCGACGAAGACGAGCCGATTTCGCCGCACGCGAACCGTGCCGGGCATGGGGGCGTCGGCCGATTATCACTACCGCACCGAAGCGCGCTATCTTCGCATGATGGAGTATGCCCGTGATATGGATCGCAACGACTGCATCGTGGGCCAGACGGTCGATCGGGCCGTGACAAACACGATCCAGGATGGCTTTGTGCTAGACCCGAACACGGGCGACACGGGACTGGATACGGCGTGGGCCGACCGTTGGCGAGAGTGGTCGGAGGATTCCGAGCAATGCGACATCGCCGGCGAACGAACGTTTGCCGAAATCGAGGAGCTTGTGCCCCGCCATTGTCTCGTGGACGGCGATATATTGGCACTTCCCAATCGCTCGGGCGCGCTCGAAATGGTCGAAGGGCACCGACTTCGCACGCCGACGAACACGAGCAAAAACGTGGTGGGTGGAGTGCTGTTGGACAGCAACCGCCGTCGGTTGCAGTATTGGCTTACCCGCAACGAAATCGACTCGAATCGTGCATTGACCAAGGTAGGCGACGTTAAACAGTATGACGCCCGCGATACTGCCGGCGAGAAGCAGGTCTTCCATGTTTACGTCTCGAAGCGACTCAGCCAAACCCGCGGCGTCACGGCGTTCGCGCCGATCTTTGACCTCTTGGGGATGTTTGAAGACATCAACTTCGCCAAGCTCGTCCAGCAGCAGGTGGTTAGTTGCTTCGCCGTGTTCCGAAAACGGTCCGAGGAGTTTCTCCCTGGGGCTGACGCGCAGCGCGGCGAGCGTAGCAGCGAGACGCTTTCCGACGGCACCACTCGCACAATCGAGGGCGTGGCGCCGGGGATGGAAATCTTTGGACAACCGGGCGAGGACCTGATCGGGTTTTCGCCCAACGTGCCCAATCCCGAATTTTTCCCGCACGTCAAGTTGATCCTTACGCTGATCGGCGTCAATCTCGGGATGCCGCTGGTGTTGGTGATGATGGATGCCAGTCAGACCAACTTTTCCGGTTGGCGGGGCGCAGTCGACCAGGCCCGGTTAGGGTTTCGGCGGAACCAGCGGCGGTTGGCCTTGCGGTTCCACTCGCCCGTTTTCCGCTGGAAAGTCCGGCAGTGGCTCGCCGAGGATGCGGCCGCCCGGACGACGGCTGGCCAGAGCAACGTCAATCCGTTTGGCCACCGCTGGCATCCGCCCACCTGGCCCTATATCGAGCCCCTGAAGGACGCCACGGCCGATCTGGTGCGGGTGCGGAATTGTCTCATTAGCCCGCGGCGGCTGCACAGCGAGCGCGGCCGCGAATGGGCCGACATCGCCCGCGAAACGGTCGAAGACAACGCAATGGCCATCCGGCGTGCCCGCGAGGAAGCCACGGCGATAAACGCCGAATTTTCGGACCAGCAGCCGGTTCACTGGCGGGAGCTGCTTAGTCTACCCACGCCCGACGGGGTGAAAATCCAACTCACTACTGCACAGGAGGGGCAAGATGTCGATGCCGCTTAGCGCGACCGTCCCGCTCGATACCCTTTGGGCCATGGAACCGATTGCCTTTGATCGTATGATCGTGGCCCAACGCGAGGCATCGCTTGCACAAATGCGGGCTCCGACCGGTGTGCAATCCAGCATCCCGATCGAAGTCAGCCAGGGTGTGGCGGTGGTGGATGTGCTGGGGCCGCTATCCAAGCGGGCCAGTATGTACTCGGCCATTTTCAACGCCAGTTCCTACCGGGCAATTCAGGAAGCGATTGATTTGGCCGCCGGCGACGAAGCGGTGGCGGCGATCCTGCTGGTGATCGACTCGCCGGGCGGCTCCGTGGACGGTCTGGCCGAGGTGGCCGACGCGATCGCGGCGGCGAGGAAAAGCAAGACCGTGTGGGCACAAGTGGCTGGCATGGGGGCCAGTGCGGCTTACTACCTTGCGAGTCAAGCGGAAAAGATTTTTGCCCAGCGGATGGATATGGTGGGCTCCATCGGGACGCGCTTGATGCTCTACGACTTTTCTGGCCTATTCGCTAAGGAGGGGATCGAGGCAATTGACATCTCGACCGGTCCCTACAAGGCGGCCGGTGCGATGGGCACGAAGATCACAGACGACCATAAGGTCTATTTCCAAAGTATCGTCGATGCCTTCTTTAAGGATTTCGTCGGCGCGATTGTACGCGGGCGAAACATGACTGAAGAGGCAATTCTCAAAGCGGCCGACGGGCGAATCTTCACGGCCGCGGATGCGAAACAAATGGGCTTGATCGACGGGATTCAGCCTTTGACCCAGACGCTCGGTCAGCTTGTGGATATGGCCGGCGCAAAACTCAAAACGAAAGGACGAGTTACCATGAGCGAAACTAACGACAAGCCACAGGCGGCCGGCTATGAGGACATGAAACTCTGTTGCCCGGGCGCGGACAATGATTTTCTCTGCGGCCAGTTGGCCAAGAAGGCCACGATCGACCAGGCCCAATCGGCCTGGATGGAAGAGCAGGGCCGGCGATTGGAGCAGCAGGCCGAGGAAACCAAGACCCGCGAGAAGGAATTGGCGGAGCTGAAGGAAAAGCAAACCCAGTCAAAACCCGGCGTTGACGCGCTGGGGACCGGCAATGTTTCCGCGTCCGGCAGCGAAGGCGACCCGGTCGCGGCATGGAACGAGGCCATTGCCGAGCAGACCAAGCAAGGCAAGAGCAGGGCGGACGCCGTGCGGGCGGTCGTGCGAGCCAACCCGGAACTGCACCAGGAGTATCTCGCGGCCTGCAATAGGGGCTAACGTGTTTTACAAACAATCAACCCTAACAGGGAGACTAGAATCATGGCAGAAATGGTAGAAACGGCCACCAAAACCTTTGGTAGTTCCGAGACAATCAGCGCTCACTTGCGCGTCAAGGTTTCCAGCGGTCTCATTGCCGCAGCGGGCGCGCAAGAGGCCGACATCGGCGTGATTGGCGCGGCCGTATTGACCTCGGGCGACTATGCAGCCGTGCGCCTGCGCAACGCACAAGGCACCTGCAAGATGGTTGCCGCCGGAACGTTTTCGCAAAACGCAGTGGTGTACGGCGCGGCCAGCGGCACGATCGACGATGTTCCCAACGGCAATGTCATCGGCATTGCCCTGGAAGCGGCTACCGCCGCCAACGACGTGGTGGAAGTGTTGCGCGTCGACACGCTGGAGGAAATGACCGGCGACGACGTGCCGGCTGTTTTCGGAGCCGGCGGCGATGCCGAGATACTCTGGAGCACCGGCGACGCGAGCAATCACGCGCTTGTACTGGCGCTGGGCGACTCCAACCAGGCCCTTCACGTCACGGACCTGGCCGCCAAGGCGACCGACTGGACCGTGACGGCGGACACCCACCCGACGTTGTACATTCACAGCAACACCACGCCGATCACCGACTACTTTAAGATCGGCGCCCACGACGGCTCGGGTGCGTGGATTGCCGATATGGTAGGCGGGGCGTTGCTCTATGCAGGCTTCGACGGTCTGGAATGCTTGCAGTTGAACGAAACGGCGTCGGCCGTGAACCATATCGGCCTGACAAACGCTGCCACCGGCAACATGCCTAAGATCACCTGCGAGGGTGAAGACGACACCGGTATCATCCTCTGCAACAAGGCCGGCGAGGAGATTCTGATCCTCGATTCGATCGCGTCGAGCGTCAACGAGTTGACGATTGCCAGCGCGGCCACGGGCCTGAATCCGTCGATCACGGCGTCCGGCGAGACCAACGTCGGTCTCGATATCGCAACCAAGGGCACGGGCGACCTCGGCCTGACGGCCGGCAGCGGCGACATTGTGCTCAAATGTGGTGTTGTGGCCGCCGACAAGATCAGCCTCCAGGCGTATGACGTGGGCACCACGGCGTACACGGAAATGATCAAGATCGAGTCGCACGCCACGATCCCGCAGATCACGATCGGTGACGATGCGGCCGACAGCAAGATCGGCTTCTTTGGTGCCACTCCGGTGGCGCAACAGGCCAAAAGCAGTTACAACAACTGGGCCGCCGCTACCGACGTGGCGGGAGCGCTGGCGGCGTTGGGGCTGGTCGATTCGGCCTGAGTAGAACCTTAAACCTTTAACTCGGAGGTCATGTGATGAATTTCCAAATGACAGTTTCAGAACTCGCGCAGGTGGTTGGCCAATTGCACTTGGAGAACCACGTTCTCCAACAGCAGTTGGCAGCCGGCCGGCGGGAAATGCTGGCATTGAAAAAGGCGGCGCAGCTTACTGAAAAGCAAGCCGAGCCACCGCAACTTATGGAGGATTCGGCAGAAGCAGAATCCGCTTGACAATCAGAAACAGGGCCGCCGCGTTTTGCGGCGGTCGCGAGGGTGAAAGTCGGGAGTAGCTACCCGGCGAGACAGCCCGAAATGTTGCTGCCTTCGGGGGCCGCACGCACGACGCGCGGCCCCCTTTTTAGGAGACAGCGACATGCCGTCACCAACTACAGCCTTATCAACGCAGCGGCCCGACCTGGCCGCGAGCCTCGAAGAGTTCGACCTGGTAATGGATCGGCAGGGCTTCATTGCCCAGCAGGTTATGCCGGTTGTGGAAGTTGCCAAACAGTCGGGCAATTTCGGCAAAATCCCGATTGAGCAACTCTTGCAAACGCGCACGACCAACCGCGCGCCCGGGTCCGGCTACAATCGGGGAAGTTTTACTTTCACGCCTACGACCTACGCTTGCGAAGAGCACGGCATGGAAGAGCCGATCGACGATCGTGAATCGCAAATGTATCGCGAGTATTTCGACGCCGAAATGATTGCGACTCAGCGGGCCTTCGATGCCGTGCTACGGAACGCCGAAGTTCGCGCGGCAACGGCGATTTTCAACGCCACGACGTGGACGGACTATACCACGGGTATCATCGAGGAGTGGGACACGGCGGATGCGGCGGTCCCGCTCACCGACGTGGAGACCGCAGTGCAAGCGGTGTGGGACCAATGCGGACTTTGGCCGAACGCGCTGATCGTCAACCGCAAGGTATTTCGCAATCTTCGCAACTGCGCCCAGATTATCGACCGCGTGAAGTACCAGGGCTTCATGGACGCACGCGCGGGCAATATCTCGGTCGAGGCTATGAGCCAGGCTTTCGACCTTCAGTTGATCGTGGCCGGCTCGCCGAAGAACACCGCCAAGGAAGGGCAGAGTGTTTCGATTTCGTCGATCTGGTCGGATGAATACGCGATGGTCTGCCGTGTGGCGACTACGCGAGACTTCCGCGAGCCATGCATCGCGCGGACGTTTCACTGGTCGGAGGACGGCAGCAACGTCGGTGGCACGATTGAAAGCTACCGCGACGAGACGGTCCGCAGCGACATCATCCGCTGCCGGCACGATGTGGACGAAGTGGTGCTGTACGTCGAGGCGGGGCATTTGCTTTCCAACGTGACTACGATCTGAGCATGACCTCCGGTCCTGCCCCCCGTCGTGTCCTTCGACGATGCGACGGCGGGGCGAGGACTGCGGCGCAGTGGGAGGCAGCGTGTGAGTGTGTTTGCCGATATTTTTGCCGAAAGTGCCCTGCCGTCGCTGTTGGACACGTTGGGCGACTCGATCACCTACACGCCGGCAGGCGGGGACGACGTGTCGCTGACGGCCGTCGTGGGCCAAGAAGAGCGGGGCGAACTCGAAGTGGAGCATGGGCGGCGGTTGCGCCGGGAGCGGGAGGTAACGATCGCCACCGACCCCGACGGCCCTTATGGCGGCGTGGCGGCTCCGGCTTTAAATGACACAGTGACGATCGACAGCGAATCCTGGGCCGTGGAGTCGATCTCGTCGAAAGCCGACGGTGTGGCAACGTTGCTGGTAGTCCGCTTTGGCGACGTGGAACGATCCCAGGAAGGCTATCGCAGAAGGGGACCGGCATGACTGAGCAGAAGCCTACCGTGCAAATGCCACTCAATGATTTCGTCCGCGAACTGGCACGCGAAGCGGCGTGGCACGTTGGAAACCAGATTATCGAGGCGCACATGAAGGATTGCGTGGCGAGGCAATTGGAGCCGCGCGTTCGCAAACTGGAGGAGTGGCGGGCGACGTTTGTGGGCATCGCCATCGGCTCGGGCGTACTGGGCGGCACGTCGGCGGGAATCGTGACATGGTTGCTGGGAGGTTGAGATGACCGCAGCGACTGGCGCATGTGGACTGGCGAGACAATACTTGCGGGCGGCGCTCGCGGCGTCCAGCAGCTTTCAGACTTGGTGCAGCGAGGAGGACGGAACCGGGGCTCTGACGCACATTTTCTACGATGCCTTGCCCCCGCCGGCCTCGAGCGCGGAAGTCTACAGCGCGGCCGAGGTTGCGAGCTATTGGCCCTACGCGGTCATCTACCTGCTCGATTATATGCGAGAACGCGATTCGCATGATGCCTTTCGAGCCGGCGGTCAATTCGGCATACAGCTCTGCCAGCAGGTGGCGGCGGGTGATGTGGCCGACCCGGACGAAATCGCGGTCAAGCTCTTGAACAGCGTCGAGGCGATTATCACGGACCTGGAAAGTTTGATCAACATGGCCGGCTATTTGGACTTCGACGGCATCTCGATCGCCGGGCCGCCGAGGCGCAGCCACCCGGACGATGTCGCGGGGAGCCGTGACGAGATCGAGATCGGCCTGATCGTGGGCTGGGGAGGCGGTGAGTAATGGACATCACATTCACAACCAAATACAGCGGAACGGTGCCGGCAGACACGGGTTTCAAGCAGCGGACTTGGAATAATGTGGTGCGCATGGCGTGGGTCGCCGTGGGCAAGTATTGGCACCGCAACTTCCGTCCCAAACACTTCACCGAGGCCGGTGCGCGGGAATATGGCTACGCCAAGCGCGGGGCGGAATACGAGCAACGGAAGAAACGCGAAGTTGGGCACAACTTGCCCTTGGTCTGGTCTGGTGACAGCCGCGACGCGACCGCTCAAGGGAGGATCAAAGCCCATGCGACTAGGAATAAATCGGGCGTCAAGGTATCGATGCCCGCGGGGTCGCTTAACTTTGGCGGTCGCAGATGGGGCGGGCCGGAACTAACGAAAATCTCGGCCGTGGAAATGCAGCAGCTCGTGCACGTGCTCGATTCACAGATTGACAGACTCTTGCGGCGATACCGTCGTAAGCGAACCAAGACAATCAGATAGGAGAAAGTCTTATGGCCATGAGCGAAAAATACAGCGTTGGCGCAGTTGTGCTGGACGACACGGCGGATGTTGTTATCGGCGGCATCACGCAATCCAGCGTGTCGCAAAACGTGACGGTTGAAAGCGAAGCCACTTCGGGCGAGGTCTACGCGCGCATTATGACCATCAAGGCCATCGAGCCCAGCGCGAGCTTTACGACCAGGATGGTCTCCACGGCGCTTACAAACATCGGCGTCAGCGGCTTGAGCATCGTCACCCTGGCCAGCGGCGTGGCACTATTTCTCAATCAGCACGCGATCGGTTCGACGCGAGCCGCCGGATCGACTCATCGCAAGGTACTCGGTGCATCAGGTCTCGTCGTGCCGCGACGACTAACCCTTGGGCTGAAGGGTGACGCGGAATTGAGCTACGACGTGATTTACTTGTCTGCGGACGGCAGCGCCGCGCCTGTGGCGGTGACTGACAACAACGCCTTTCCGACGGTCACCGACGCCGAGCGCTACGCGCTGGGGACCGCGAAGATCGGTAACGTCGCACTTGGCCAACTCACCCAATTGGACATCGACTTCGGCATCAACGCAGTGGTCGAACAGGCCGGCGGCGAAGCGTATCCGACGTTCGTTTCAATCGAGAGCATCAAGCCGAGCATCACGATCGGCTGCAACAAGGCCTCGGACGCCACTACGGCGCTCTTGGCCGGCACCGAAGGCACGCACGCCAACTCGATAATTTTCTTGCGGAAGCGTGACGACGGCGGAACGTTTGTGGCGGACGTGACGGCCGAACACATCAAGTTTACGGCGGCCGGCATCGCACACCTGGAACAAGTCTGGACGGCGAGCAACCAGGGCGCGGCGACCGTCGGCATCCGCATGGACTTGAAATACGACGGCACGAACGCGCCGATCACCTTTACCGGATCGACGGCGATCACCTAGTGGAGATGTAATGATGGACAAGACGACCACGACCGCAGCAGCGGTTTTGACGCGGGCTACCGGCTGGGGCGATTTGGAGGCCGGAAAATATCTTGCGGCGCTGACCGAAGAGGATCGTGCCGCGATTGCGGCACTAGACGGTAAGCCGGACTTCGGGCCGGACTTGCGAGCAATCCTCGACGCGGTGGCGGATCGGCGGCTAAGTAAACCCAAACCGACAGGCGAAAAGCCCCGCCCGCCTGCTGACACGAAGAGGAAGGGCGACAAGTAGCCATGTCGCTGATCTACTTCATTCCGAAAGTGCAATGTGCCCCGCCGCTGGTGCAACTGGCGGCGATGGGGCTGAGCTATGCGTTTGACGCGCAGCCCGGCGGGCGAGAAACCCGCAAGGGTCCGGAAGATCAAGTGGGCTGTTGGATTGGGCACGACAGCTTGCTCGTGCGCGTTGGCAGCGACGATCTCCAGAGCCGCCGTATCCCGGGCACGGAGGCCTGGGTCGGGCGGTTTCAGAAGGACCCGCCGCCGAAACCCGTTGATCTCGCCCGCAAGGAACAGCTTGACGGGCACCTGGTCCGGCTTGCCGATGGGAACGATTGGCTTTGCCCGATCGCCCGAGGATGGACCGAAGAGGACGGGGAGCAGCGGTGGTATCATGCCCTGCCGCAACGGTTGGAACTGGACGACGACGGCAAGTGGTCACAAGGCGCGGTGGTGGCGAAGTTCGCGCCGTTGTGGGCACTCGCAACCCGCTGGGAAGAGGCGTTAGTTGGCGCCGTGGGCGAAGACGATGAAACTCCGGTGGCCTTCGAGTTTCAGGACGGCATCGAGGCGGCGATTGAGTGTCTGGCGGTGAATTACCGCATCGGCCCGGCCGAGTGCGCCTTGCTGGGACTCTTGACCGCCGAATGCTGCCGGGGAGTGCTCCACGCCTTGATCGACTGGCCCACGCGGCTGGAGTGGGTGCAAAAAAAAATTCAAGCGGACGCCGCTGGTACGAGTTCATCCGTTGGCGACGCGGCCTAGATAGAGGCTACCGACCGACGATGACCGACATGTGGTGGCTCGGACAAGGATGGTAAGCGATGGCTGATCTCTCGGTAAATATGGAGGCGAACGAAAAAAAGGTAGTCCGTGCGTTTCAGGCGGTGACGAAGATGGCGGAACGCTACGGTGTTTCGTTAAAAGGTGTTGCAAAGAAGTCGAATGAAGCATCGAAAGAAGAGGCCAAGCTCGCCCGAGAAGCCAAGCGGGTTTTCGACGACACCCGCGCTCCGCTGGAAAACTATCTCAGCAAAAAGCGGCAACTCAACACATTACTGAAGCGGGGGAAAATCAACCAGGACACCTTTAACCGGGCGGTCCGACAGGCAAAGACGGAATACCGCGAGGCCGGTCAAGCGGGTGAATCTGCGTTCGGGTCTGCCGCACTACTGCAAGTGTCGGCTTTTGCCGGAGGATTTCTGTCTCTCACTAGAGTGATCGGCGGTGTGACTACTGCTTTGAGTGACATGGCCGCGAAGCGCGAAGAAATGGCCCAGAAACAGCGAGAAGCCAGCATGGGCCTGGGTTCGCTGGCTCAATTAGCGAAGACCCCAGAAGACCTTGCAGCACTAAAGCGAACAGCAAAAGACTTTTTCGCCGGCGGCGGGGCAGCGACTCTTGACGAGGCGGCCCGGACTCTATTTGCCGTCAAGTCAGCAGGGCAGGAAGATCAGCTCGATTTGATTCGCCGACTTAGGCGGAGTCGTTTAGTGGAAACGCCCGATGTAATGGCCCGGGCTGCAACTACGTTGATGACCTCGATGGGCAGGGAGGAAACGGGCGATTTGCGGGCCATAGTCAGCAAAGCTTTCGGGGCGAGTGAGTATTCGCCGGCGACGGCCGAATCGCTACTGGAAGCGGCAAGCCGCGCGGGGACCGGTGGCAAATCTGTTGGGCTTTCCGATGAAGAGATTTTGGCAGCCACCGCTATTACCGCCACGGCGACCGGCACAGCGGAGTTAGGTGGTACGCAAGTCGCGGCACTGGTGAAGGCGCTGGAAAAAATAGCGTCTCCTAAGTCGAAGAAATGGGGAGCAGCGGATCCAACGTTTGATCTTGCGGGAAAGAATCTCATTCAACAGTTAGAAGAAATCCAGAGAGTATCGCAAGAGCAGGATATGTCAGCGGGCGACCTGATGGAATTATTTGGTCGCCAGGAGGGACTCAAGGCTTACCGCGTCTTGCTACAGAACTAAAAGACCTACGCCGCCGCTTTACAAGGTACTCGTCGGGCACAAGAAACGGACGAAGTGGCGCAGCGACTAAAGTTAGGTGAGTCCGACCCCGAACTCAGAGCCGTCATTTTGGAGGAAGAGAGGCGAGCACGCGCAGAACTTTCGGGAAAACGCTTGGGGGTCGGTCGCAATCTTGCGGCTGCGGTAGCCGCCGGGACCGAGGCCAGTTCTCGGGCAGAAGGAAAATCGGAATGGAACATCTGGGCAGACAAAAAGATGGGCGATTTGCGTTCATGGTTTATGGGTGATGAAGCGGTTTTGCAACAAAGAGCCGGCGTGGAAAAGGCAAGGCAACGAGTCGAAGACTACGGAGTCAGGATGGGCGTCATTCCTGAAAGCGAGGTCATGCCAAGACGCGATCCGGAGTTGATGGGTGCTGTTCGTGAGTTTGTGGAAGAACAGAAGAAAACCAACCAACACCTCGACAATATCGAACGGAAGACCCGTCAGCAACCCACACTGGCACCGGTGGGAGCACGATAAGCCATGGCCGGAATTTTCGGAGTTACCTGCACGTTTGTGAAGACGGAGGAGGCCGGCTGCATTCCTTCGGCGCTCAAAATGCGCTCCGATATCTGGCAGGTTCCGGGGATTTCCGGCTGGGGTATTTTTCAGTACGGATATGGTGATTCGCCGTTTGCGGTCAAGGCGGTCTTCTACAGTAATGATGCCGGCGTGGACGTGTGGGCAGCGTCGATCTACGCCTTGCAGGGCACGATTGGGAGCATTGTTGACGACCACGGCGATACCTACACCAACTGCTACCTGCTGCGCGTCTCTAACGTTCGCAAACACACGGCCTACGCCACCGGCGGCGTGACCACGCGGGGCGAGATCATGTGTGAAGGGGTCAAGCTGGCGTGAGCATTACCAACTACAGCGTCGTGCGGCTGGGCGGAATCACGGAGGTCACCGTGACATCCGATCTGTCGGGCACGATCTACTATCATTGGTATCGCTACGGCAACTATCTGGGAATGAGCACGGCGGCCACCTGGTCGTTTTACTTGACCGAGGGAGAGCAGGCCCGCGTGGAGTGCATCGACACGAACGACGCCGACTTTGACGCGGTGGCCGGCGCCCCGACCGACTACCCGCCGACGCGCACGATCTGGTGGACGGCCTCCACCGACAGCGACGTTGACAAGTATCGCGTGGAACAAAACAAGGCGGCGGCCGGTTGGGAAACGATAGGCACGATCTACCACGAACAGACACGCTGGGAATACGAGTTGGAGACCGAGGCGTTGGACGATCTGACGAGCTACCAATTCCGCGTTGTGCCGGTCGACCAGGCAGGCAACGACGGTACAGCGTTGACGCTGGCTGCGGAGAAGATCGTCCGCCGGCCGGATTCGCCCGACTTCACAATCAGTTTTGACGAGGGCACGACCAAGGTCACCTTCTCGGCGGCGGCATAACAGGACGGGAACATTAGATGGCACAAGCCATAATCACAATCGAGGCCGGCACGGTCGCCAGTGACCTGACTGACTTCCCGGTTATGGTGCGGCTGTCGGACATGCCGGCGGCGTTTTGGGATAGCGTCAAAAGCGACGGCGGCGACATCCGCGTCAAGACAATGGGCGAAGTTGATCTCGCGTTTGACCTGGCGCGATTCGACTACACCTCGGAAGACGGCGTTCTGTTTTTCAAGGCACCATCACTTCTTGCGGCCGAGAACAATAGGTTTCTTATCGAATACGGTTCGTCGCTTGACCTATTGGCCGTTGACGACACGTATGGGCGCAACGCCGTGTGGAGTGACTACGCGGCGGTGTTCATGCTGGGCGAAACACACTTGAACCGCGTCGGCACGGCCAATACCGACCTGCTTGTCGTCGGCGACCCGTCGACGTTCGACGACACCGCGCAGTCAGAGGATTTGGACGTACACCAAGGGGTCACGTCGGACGGCACGAGCTATTACACGAGCCACAACGACAGCAATGGCACAAACGGCAAAATCCAAAAACGGGACTCCAATTGGAACGTTACGCTGGAAAACACCGACATCTTTTCCGAGTCGGGAATCGCTGGAATCAAGCACATCGGCGATATCGACTACTACGAGGGCAAGATTTACGCCGGGATGAACGATTGGCCTGATAACACACAAGCGTGGATCACAGTCTGGGATGCAAGCGACCTATCGTTTGTCAGCAAGTTCGAGGTCACCAGTGAAGACACCACCGCTACCGCCGTGATAGTACGGCCAACGACCGAAACGATTTTCATGGCCTCCTACCACGACGATGTGCAAACACTATGGGAATACGATACCGATGGGGTGCTTTTAGGTACGCTGTCGATTCTTGACGTAGAAGGTGCCGCTAATCCGCTCACCGAACTGCAAGGCATGGCCTGGTGGCGCGGAGCGTTTTGGTTGGCCGAAGGATCAACCAACGAGACCCTGCGAATGACGGACGATGGCCGGTGTTCCGGTGGGCTGTTTGGAATTACAGGCAATGACTACGAGGGAGTTGGCGTTTCGCTAGACAATGAGTGCCTGATGCAACTTGTTGATAATGGCGACACGGAGATAATTCATACTTTCAAGCCGAAGGACCTTGATCTATCGGCCAATGGCGGCGCGTCGACCTCCGGGGCTCAGCGATTCGTCAGCGACCTCCAGTCGAACGGCACAGTGGGCACGGCATGGACGATGGCCGTGAGCTTTGCACCAAGCGACAATGTGCAACGGGCAATGCTGAGTTACACCGACGTGGGGACCGGCAATACTCAGCGCGTATCAGCCTTGATCGACGACGGCGACAAGCTGGGCATCTGGGACACGGACAACTCGTGGCTCTATTTTTCGCCTAACATCGACCCGACGCTCGACGTGATGCAGCGAATGCACGTTGCCTACAACGGCACCACGTCCCGCAAAATTTACTACAACGGCGGGGCTTCCACGGCGGTCGACAGTACGATAACGGCAAAAGGCGCAGGTAGCCGCTACCTGGTGATCGGCGACGGCAAGGAAGGCGGCAGTTCGGAGTCGTGGATCGGCGACCTGGGGTTCGCATACCTTAGAGCCGGTGTGCTCAGCGATGATTGGATAGCTGCCGAATACGCAAACCTGAGTGAAACCGGCAGCTTCTATACGGTGAAAACCAGGCCAACCGCGTCGAGCTACGCCGACAGTCTGAGGCTCGAATTAAACGGGGTCGAGATTCGCCACCTCGCC